TAAATTGTATCCTAAAGCTTTTTGTTCTAAATTTTCTAAATCACCTTTTTCTGCATGAGATTTAACAGTATTCCAATCTACAGATTTTCTAGGATATATTCCACAAGCTACGTCATAATCACTTTCTAATAATCTCATTATAGCTTCTCCACCAAAACCTATATCGCTATCTATAAACATTAAATGAGTAAATTTATCTGGATCTTTTTTATCAGCATCTAAAAATTGAGTTACTAAAGTATTTCTAGCTCTAGTAATTAAACTTTCATTACCCATAGTATTTAGATGTAATTGTATTCCTCTTTTACCAGCTTCACCTACTGCGTTTAAAATACCATGTAAATATGATTCTGTTAATTGACCGCCATAGCAAGGAGTTGCAATCATAACTCCTAATTTTTTTTGATTTGTCATGTAGACACTGTAACACTTCCTAAAGCAGTTTGTAACAAATTTGTGCTTGCTTGTGCGATACCTACATTAGACACTGCACCAGATGTAGAAGGATATATTACAGTAATTTGATTAGGAACACCTCCAGTAGCTGATAAATTAGCTTGAGGTCTTGCGTCTTGTAAAGATTGTGCATCTGTAAAATATGTTAAATCTAATTGTGGTTGTTTCTTTTCAAACTCTGAAGTATGTACTAAACTTCCATTCCATTCAAATACCATTTCATTATATGGAAATTCTAAACCAGAACGATCAGAGATAGCTCTAGCATGTTTACCACCTGAAAATTTTTGATGTGGTGCTCTATGAGGTTTATTACTTCTATCAGCAAATCTTGGCATTAGTTATAATAACTCGTACTAGGTAAAATTCTAGTAGAGGGTGAGTCATCTCCTGCAATTAATCTTTCATAAGCTTGTTCGTAATCTAATTTTAATTCAGCTCTAGTTGCTTGATCTATACCAGTTCTTTTTTTAGACATATAATAAGCTAAACCTGCACACATACATTCAAAAGCTCTAAATGGTATATCAATATTTTGTTCTACTCCATTTACAGTAGAAGCTGTAATATCTTGTATTTTTCTCATTCGATAATATCTTAATGTGTAAGCTTGGTCAGGTGTTGGATAAATTTTTACTACAGGTGTATTTAATCTTTGTAAATAAAATTGTGTAGGTCTTGATTGAGAAGTTTTATTTGATATAGCAGCATAATCGTTTATACCTAAACGTGTCATTGAATATTCAGTATTACTATCTAAAATATTAGCATTAATAATATCAACTGTATCATAGTCTAAAGTATATTCATTAGTACCTTGAGTTAATGATAAATCTTTTAATTCAACTGTCCATTGATTGTAACCACGATTAGCCCAATCACTAAACATAATATTTAAACTACGTCTAGCTGATCTTACATCATATCCTAAAATAGGATCTCCTCCTATTCTATCAAAAGCTTCTTGTATAACATCATTAACAGTTAAGTTAAATGTTGCTGTTCCTGAAGTTGCCATTATGCAAAGAAACAAGTTACAGCACTTGCACCATTTGCAGAAATATTAACTTTTAAATTAGTTCCAAATTTTACACCTTCATCTGGTAAACTTATGTTAATAGGTCCACTATCAGCACTAGCACCTGTTGATACAACGAATTTAGTAGTAGCGTCATCTACAAAAGTAACAGTTCCAGCAACAGCACTAGGCGTAATGATGAAAGCTTTTAATCTTGTAGGTCCAGCAAATACCGCAACGTTAGAACCTTGAGTGGTTACACTGTTTGCAAATATATCAGATCCTGCCATATTTTCCTCCTTAAGCTAATCCTTGTTTTTTTAATTCTTCATATAATAACGCAATTCTGTCTTTTGGGCTAGTTGTTTGTTGCGTTATAAATGGTTTTACATAATCAGTCGCCATTATTTTTTGAAAATCAATTGGTTTATTCAAATCTAAACTACTTACTGTATCTCTAAAAGGAGATTGTCCAGTTCCTAATGGTGTTTGTTCTGAAAATTTATCTAATACTTTTTCTATATCAGCTAGTTTTTCATCTAACTGTTTTTCTTTACCTTCTTCTTCTTTTTTAGCAGATTCAGCTTTTAAAATTTCTTCAATACTTTCAGTTCCTGGTAAATCTTCAGTTTTACCAATTTCTTCTTGTTCTTTAGTAGGTTTATATTCTTCTTTAGCTTTTTCTAGTTCATAAATTTTTTCTGCTGTATTTCTAGTATCTTCATCTTCATTTTTTCCAAAAAGATTTCTAAGAGCTTCTCCAGCAGATGTTATTTTTTCAAACATTATATCTCCTATAAAGAGGGTCTTCTAAGAAGACCCCCTTAATTCAATATTAACTTAAATTGTTGTTTTGAACATATCTAACAGTTATAAAACCAGTACCAGCACCTGTGTTAGTGTTAGTTACAAGAATTCTTCTGTCAGTTGTTCCAACGTCAGCCCAGTTTCCAACTCTTGTTGCGTCAGCTCCTGCTGTTGCAGAAATGATTCCAAGAGTTCCACCAGCTACAGCAGCCGCTGCTGTTAATGCAGTTGCGTCACCAGTCCAACCAATACCTGCAGTTGTAGCTACTCCATTCCAAACTGTAGTTACTGATAATTCAATAGCTACGATTTGTGAGTTTGCAGGAATAACAATATTAGTTGTTCCATCTGCTTGAGTAATAGCTTGTGATTGTGCCATTACAACTTGACCTGTGTTTGTTACATCAGTTCCTAAAGTAGTACCAGTAGTTTCTTTAATAGTACCAGCTTTAATTGGTCCTGAAAATGTAGTTGTTCCCATAGTCTACCTCCTTAGTAGTCTTCTTTCGAAGTCGTAGGGTTAAATACTAGGCGTATTGCTACGCCTAGTATGATTATATTATTATGCAGCTCCTTCTGAACCGTAGATAGTTCTCCAGTCAGTGAAACCGAAAGAGTATCTTTCTCTAACTTTGTATCTTAGATTACCAGATTCAAAATCGCCTTCAACAGCTTTTTTCATTGGTGATCTTACAAAGTGTTTCATTCCATCAGGACAATCAGTCATAATGAAGTATTGATCTGGATCAGTTAATCTTTGATTAACTACTACGCCTCCAGGAATCATACCCATATTTCTCATTGCATTGATATCATTGTCTGCAGTTCCCGGTCTTAAATTAGACTTAAGGATTCTTTCAGCAATGAACACCAATTGAGGTGGAACGATTAGCTTTTGTCCAGATAATGCAATTGGTATACTTCTGTCATCAACTGCAGTTGAGATTTGAATCAGTAACTGCTCAAGAGAAGTTTCTGATAAATCTGCCGCTGTAGATAATGTGTTAGAAGCAGTACCACCGCCACCTAGTGGGTGAGAAGCAGACAATAAAGCCACGCCATCGCCACCTACTGAAGTAGTAGTTGCATTGTTCAAGATGTTAGCACCTTTGATTTCTTTAGTGTGTTGCATTGATCTTGCTAAAGCTCTAGCATATTTTGCACCTAAAGATCCGTATAGACCATCTTCTTCAGCTTCCTCTGTAATAGCGAATGCTAAAGCAACAGTTTCATGTACGTATCTAGATACAAATCCTTCTCTGCCAGATTCATAAGATATTGCAGCACCTTCTGCTTTCGTAGGTGCAGCACCGAAGCCGATCATTTGTACATCTTCTTCGAATGCTTTTTGTGACTGCTCGATAGAGTAGATTGATCTCCATTGTTCTGGATATCTGTCATACTCCATACCAAACACGGTATTTAAACCAAGATTGAGCTGTTTGGTAAATAGTGCTCTATTTAGTGCCATAATTCAATCTCCTTTTATTATACACCAGCTCCAGCAGCACCTACACCGTATAATGATTTATTAATAACCACTTCTACTTTTGCATCTGCGCCTGCAGCGTTGTTTGGTTCATCAACTAATCTTAATATTCTTAAAACTTTAGATGTAGTACCTAATGTAGCTATATCTAATTCGTCTGTAGAATATCCGAATGTTGAATTGTACGTTCCAATAGTAACGTTTGCTAACTCACCAACGTTGGCTGCAGCAAAAGTACCATTACATTGTACTTTATATGTTATGTTTGGATCATCATATACAAGTGCTTTCACAGTTGTGTTTGCTTTCACATCTGTATTTGCGTTCCAAACTTTAGAGAACTTGACGTCTCCTGTAGAGTTTTCAATGTATTCAACTCCATAGAATACACCTAAAGCATTTCCTCCAGCTGTTCCTCTTATTACAGTACCGTCTGTAGTCATAGTAACTAAGTCGCCACTTGCAATATTAGTGCCGTAAGAGTTTGCAATAGGATATTCTTGGGGTCTGATAACTCCACCAGTTAAGTGTCTCAAAGGTATAAAACCTTGAGGGGCATCTGTATTTGCCATAGTTATAACCTCCTAGTTATAGTTGCGTTTTACTCTTTAAAGCCGCCTCTAGTAACTTCACTCTTGAAGGTCTTTTGTATTGGATTTCCAGGTGACTCAGCTCTGTGGATATCTTGTTCGACTGATCGCATTAAGTTTTCAGTCATTTTTGCGTAATATTCATTACGTTCATTTACCATTTGTTCTGGCATTTCACAGAGTACCATTCCTTCTATTCCAATAAAACCTGCAAACTTGCCATGTTCTATCGTAGCATAAGATTTTCCACCAGTGACCGTTTTAGGATCTCTTGGTTGCCAACCTTCTCGCATACGTTTAGCAACGTTTGTCGGCTGCTCCTGTCCTAAGATCATAGTTGCAATCCATCTTTGTTTGAAACCAGGTCTTGGGTCAGGCGCTTCAAGTAAATTACTTGGCTGCCAATGTGAAACTCTTGAAGATTTTTCTTCTTGAGTTTCGTGTTTTATTTTATTACTCATAATAGTCGTGCTCCTTTCGTTCACGTATTGGTGCTAAAGTTTTTTACTTCTTTAGCAAACCGTTTTAGTGCTGCTTCATCATTAATGTCAATACCAAAATTTCTTGCGGTATCGAGATCATCTTGAGTTAGCTTAACTCGATTACTGTCAGTAGCTTTTTTACGACTAACTCCAGCAACGGGAGACTGCACTCTGTTGTTCTTTTGTACCACATTTTTCTCGTTTTGAGAAGTGTTTTCTTCTGATTTATTGAAATATGATAAACCACTGTCTTTTAAACGTTTGTTCATCTCATCATAATAACCAGGATCATTTACGTCCCAACCTTCTTCAGTCAATTCAGCATCAATTCCATAAGCCATAGCTGTTTCTTTTCTATAACCAGGTTTATTAAACCAATTACTGTTTTCTTTGACCCAATCTGCTGCTAATGGCGGTACTTTTGCATCATTTTTTTTAGCTTTTGGCTTTTCAGCAGAATATTCTTCAGTTTTTGACATTTGATTTCTGATATCAGCCATTTTTTCATAAAGCTCTACTTGTTTATCAGTATTACCTTCTTCAATCGCTGATTTTAAATCAGAAGAAACTGAAGTATATTGATTTTTTAGAGATTTATTAGCAATTTCAAAAGTTTTTCTTTCAATTTCAGCTAATCTTTGCTCTAATTCAACATTTCTTTGTTCAGCTTCAGCTCTTTTTGCCACTTCTTTAGCAATTCTTTTACGAACTTTTTCAGAATATGGCATATCATCTGAATATTTTGGAACTTCAGGTTTTTTTTCTACCTTAATTTCCTCTTTTTCTTCAGTTGATTCTTCTTTTTCAGAAGCTTCGGCTTGTTCAACTAAATCTTCAATAGGGTTACTAGGAACCTCTATCTCTTTTTCAGCAGAATCATCATCTAACCTAACTTCTAACTCTTTTCTTTCTTCTTCGATCATAGTTTCTCCTATGTTGTCGTTAGCTTATGCTAACGTATATTATAATTGTTGAGATATTACTTCAGGGTTGTCTAATGTAGCAAGTACCTCATCGTCATTTATTATCACCATTTTGACTTTTTGTACAGACACTTTGGCTCCTGCATATCTACCAAAAACTACCCAATCTCCAACTTTACACCATGGAGCTTTCCTGTCACTATAACATTCTGGTCCCATAGCTATTACTTGACCTACACTATTAAGATATGATTGTGTTTCTTTATTAGAATCAGTCAAATAAATTCCGCCTTTAGTTTTTTCTATAACTCCTCTAGGTCTAATTAAAATTCTATAACCAACTGGTGCTGGTACTTTTTCTGGAGTAGGCACATCATTATCTGTTGCCCATTGTTCATTACTAATCATCTTCTTCTATTATTCCTTTCTGGTATTTTTCTGTTGTTTCATTAATAATTTCTAATGCTTTATTTAAACCTTGTGACATACCATAAACACGTTTAAATTCTTCTATGTTATCTACACCTTTAGACAACAAATTTTTACCTAATTCTGAATTATAATTTTTTATGTTCTGTCTTATCGCTTGTAGTAGTCGTTCCATCTACACCTTTCATAAAGAAATCTAAAGTTTCTTCAAAGTTTTTTTTAAGTCCATCTGCAGCAATTGCAAATAATTTTGGTTTAACATATTTAATAGAAATTTTATGATTTTCTAAAAACTTTTTTGCTTGTCTTACTTTTTCGTTTGGTATAGCCATTACTTATCACGTCTTGCAACTTTAGAAGCTGTCTCAACTATTTTAGCTTTAGTCTCAGCATCTTTTCTTGCATTAACTCTTTCCTTATCTTTTACTCCTTCAGCAAATCTAGCTTTTCTAATATTTAATTCTTCAGCTTTTAATTGTAGATTAGCTTGCTTCTCTTGCATTTCCATTGCCATTTTTTGTTGTTCTGGTGACGGTGGCATACTACCCATTAAACCTTGAGCAGCTT